TCCGGAACCTGTCACTCGTGAGATCATTCAGGGTGTGACCGAGGGCAGCGCCGTCCTCCAGATGGGCCGCCGTCTCCCCAACATGACGAGCAAGACCCAGACGATGAACGTTCTGGACATGCTTCCCACTGCCTACTTCGTGAACGGCGATACCGGCATGAAGCAGACCACCAAGATGAAGTGGGACAAGAAGAAAATCTATGCCGAAGAGATCGCCGTTATCGTCCCCATTCCCGAGGCGGTGCTTGACGATGCTGATTATGACATCTGGGGCGAAGTCCGCCCGCGTCTGGTCGAGGCGTTCGGTAAGGTCATTGACGGCGCTATCCTGTTTGGCACGAACAAGCCCACCTCTTGGCGCGACAGCGTCCTTGAGACTTGCACGAAGGCCGGTTCCGTCGTGGCGGCGACGCCGTACATCTATGATGACCTTCTCGCCGAGGGCGGCGTGATCGCCAAGGTCGAGGAAAGCGGCTATCTCGTTAACGGCATTATGTCCGCTATCCAGATGCGTGCGAAGCTGCGCGGTCTGAAAGACCTGAACGGCAATCCAATCTTCAAAACCGAAATATATAATATGTGAAACCATGTTCAACCGTGTGCATCGGTGTGCAATTCTCACGCATAAACGCTGGTTTTTCAATGGGTTTTGCAATCGAACGCGAAGAGCCGAAAACCGCCGTATATTCTACGTTGTGCGCCGATAGTGCGCCGGAAAGGTTGATACATGGTAAAGCTGATAAAGGGGCAACCGTGGTATCTCTGCCCCGTCTGCAATCAAAAGATGTTCCCCGTCCGTGATGGCGCGGTATGCAAGGGCGTTATTATTCCCTGCCGCCGATGCGGAGAAGCGCGGGAAATGATAATCAATTACCGCGAGATCAAAACGGGGGTGTCTACAACCAAATAACACGGCGCAAAAGAAAAAGGAGGCCCACCCAATGGCAAGCATACGGAAGATCAGCGATAACAGCTATAAGATTACGGTATCATGCGGCAGGGACGCCGCAAACCGGCAACGACGGCATTATATGACGTGGAAGCCGGACAAGCCCATGACAGAAAAGCAGATGGAAAAGGCGGCGCAGAAAGCGGCGTATGAGTTTGAGAAGCAAATAGAACTCGGATTCCGCCCGGACGATAACCAAACGTTTCGGGATTTTGCAGAGTATTTTATTGATTTGAAGCGACGGCACGGAGCGGCTACAAACACGCTGAAAAGCTACGAATGGGCGAAGCAGCGCGTTTATGACGGTATCGGGGATATGCGGCTTGTGGATATACGCCCGTACCACATAAATAAGCTGTATGCCGATATTGCAAAAAGCGGAGGGCGGAAAGATAGAAAATTCTGTTATCCGTCTACAGAGATTAAGCCGCTTATAGAAAAGCGCGGCGGATGTTATGCCTTTTTCCGTGAAAGCGGAATAGACAGAGATATAATTACATTTGCGTGCGTCGGAGAGAGAATAACGCAAGATGCAGGGCGTCGGTTGGCTGATGCGCTGGGCTTAAACTTCAATACGGCTTTCCGTCTTGAAAATAGCAATAATTCGCTTTCCAATATGTCAATATTTCGGCATCACGCATTCGTGCAGATGGTTCTTGACGAAGCTGAAAAGAGCATGATAATCACATACAACCCGGCACGTCGCGCTACTGTTCCAAAGATTGAAGAGGAGGAAAAGAAAGTAAATTGCTTACAGCCAGACGAATTAAAAGCCGTCCTTGCAGCGCTGGAAAACGAAAAGCCACGAACAAAGGCAATGTTGTACACGCTATTATATACGGGCATAAGGCGCGGCGAGCTGTGCGCTTTGAAATGGGACAAGATCGACTTTGAAAAGAAGCAGATCATAGTTGATGCGGGCGTAACGTACACGAAAGAGACGGGCGCGGTTTTCGGCAAAACAAAGACGCGCACCGTTCGGTGTGTACCCATCGGGAACGATTTAACCGCCATTTTGAAAGAGCATCGCAGATGGTATATACAAGAGCGTTTCCGTCTCTGCGGAGCATGGGAGGATAACGACTTTGTGTTTTCCCGTTGGAATGGGGAAATGATGGCGCCTTTCGACGTAAACGATATTGTATCTTGGTTTTGCAAAAAAAACGGACTGCCGCATATACACCCGCACCAATTCCGCCATACTGCCGCAAGCCTTATGATCGCAAACGGTACGGACGTGGTAACGGTGGCGGATATACTCGGCCATAAGAATACATCAATGACCCTTGACGTGTATTCCCATGCAATAGACACGGCGAAAGAAAAGGCCGCAAATACTATGGAAGCTGCTATAGAGGCTTGCAAAATCGGCTAAAACGTGATATAATACTAAGCAATCGAATGACAAAACGTGCATGGAAGAAATTCCCGCACGAATGAGCCTTTGAGCCTATTACGGTCGCTTGGTAACAGAGCGAACGCGATAGGCTCATTTTATTTTTTCGGACTTTGAAAGGAGAATAACAGCATGGCGAAACTTAGAACGCTTCCGAAAGCATACGACTACTTCAAGGAGAAAGACCCGGATTCCGCGCTTACGAAAAACTATTTCCGCACGCTGGTAAAGACCGGCGCTATTCCGTCGGTACGGCTCGGAAAGAATTTTCTGATTGACGTTGAAACGCTCGAACAGCACATAGCGAAAGCCTTTAGCGGCCTCTGAAAAGGGGAAACGCGCCACACAAGGGGGTATTATGTCCAAATCGAGCCGGAAACGGTACCAGGCGAAGCGCCGGGAGTATAAGCAGATCGAGGAACAGATAGACCGGCGCAACGCCTACGGACTACCAGACCCGACGCCGAAAGCGGCGGTTGACAAGATCATACAAAAAGAACGGAGGATAAAACATGAACGAAAAGAAACTGCGTGAACAAGTGGAAAGAACGCTCGAAAAGGAACGCAAAGCGCGAGAAGAAAAGAAGCGCCAAATTGCCGCCCTTTATGCGGAGATCGCGGCAGCGGATACGGAGGCCGTCGGCCTTGCGTTCCAGTGTTATGCGGAAGCAAAGAGCGGGAAAACTGCTGCAACGGAGCTTACAGAAAAAGCCTTTTCCTCTCCGGCAGCTATGGCCGTTTATGACAAGCTCGGCGACATTGCAGTATTGGAGTATGAGTGCTGATGGACAAAACGAAGGAGATCACCATGAAAGACTTTGCGGAGATGGATAAGCGTCCGCAGTATTTCAACTTTTTTCTTGAATCGTGCGAGACGCTGGCAATGCTCGACAACGAAGGAGCAGGAAAGGTTATACACGCAATCGCGGATTACTTCATTGATGGCGATACGCCGGAGGATTTGCCAACGTTCACAAAGAGCGAGCGCCGGGCGTACAACCGTATCAAGCGCGGATGTGATGATAGCTGCGCTCTATGGTATGCGAAAGTTACCGGAGGAAAAGAGGGGGCAAGAAAGCGCTGGGGGGGAAAAACCGAAGAATAAAAATAGGTCTCCTATAGGTCTCCTATAGCACTCCCACCATTTTGCTAATAGCAACTCATAACTCATAACTCATAACTCATAACTCGTAACTCATAACACATAACAGTAAGCATCCCTACGGGATGCCATTAAAGGGAAGCACAAACGCGGGGCGTTTGCACTTCTGCGCTTGTGTTATGTATGCATTTTCCCCGATGTTGTTTGCATCTTCCCGGATAATGCATACATTTCCCGGCCTAATGGTAACATCCCGCACGAAAGGAGCGGACAGGATGAATCTTAGAATCTTCCGCATGACAGCGAAAAAGGCGTATGACCGCATGGAGGACACCGTAAACCGGTATTCTCTGGAACAGTACATAGCAATTTTTGAGCATTTCTTTTCCCGGTACGCCGAGAAGCGCGGAGAAGATCACCCGCCGGTAGGATGCGGAAACATCCGGCGTATCATGGAGCGGATGCCGTACACGGGCGCAAAGGATGAAAGCATCGGCGGGCGGGATATGTTCGACTACACGGCGGATATGTACCCGGCGATCGTAGATCAGTATTTCCGAACGCGCTTTTTCCACGGATGCGATTACCGCATATTTCACTTTATGAGCGGCAACGTTCGGGAGCTGCGTTTATATGAAATCTTGTTCGGGCGCGAAGCTGCGGAGGCGTGCGCGGACGGCATGGACAGGATAAAGAGGATAAAGGAGGAAAAGGAAAATGAAGCAAAGCACAAAGGCGGTGTTTGAAGAGGCGGGCGGCGTGTTCTGCCCTCTCCGTGACGGGAGAAACGGCGCGGCGGACTGCATCGGGAAAGAATGCGCGTATTTTGGGGAGTATGTTTGTATGCGCGTCTGTGTCTCCCCCGCCGTCGGTAAGCTCTGCCCGATGCCTTACCACGGCGTATGCAACGACAAGTGCGGATTCAACAAGAGAGGGGGGAAAGACTGATGCAGACATACAAAGCGGCGCAGCTCGTTCTTGAAGCCGTGGACGGTCTGAACGCCGGACAGATTCAAAGCATCATCGGAATGCTGCACGAGTACAAGCAGAAAGCCGCTGTAGTGCGTTCTATGGTGGCGGGCGTATCAAATGACGCAGAACTTGAAAAAATGATTCTGACGCACTTTAGGGGCGTTTAACAAGGAGGTAAAACATGAGCGAAATTAGAGAAGCGATTACACAGCGGCTTACGGGCGGAAACTTTAACGCGCTGGATGCGGTGAGCCGCGAGGACTTCCCGGACGATGAAAGCTATCTCCGGGCGGCTACAAAGATTCAGCTTGAGAGAAGCACGCCGGAGTACCAGCGGGCGTATGCTTCCCTTGCGGCTGAATACAGCAAGCGGCAGGAAGAGAAGCAGCGAGCGGCGAACGAGGCGCGATACAAGGAGCTTTCCCGCACGGTGCAGCTTGATTCCGTCGAGCTTGGCAACGTAGAGAAGAAAGCGCGGGAAGCGGCACAGAGAGACCTTGCAGCAAAAAGAATCGATCTTTCCGGCGTGGGCGCGGCTATTGAGAAATACGCGGCGCAGTTTGAGAAAGAGGAACGGGAAAGCAAGATCGGGCGTGTTATGCTCAATGAGCTTATCCGGGGACGATAACGAAAAAGCATCCCGTACTGCTGCGGGGTGCTTTCTTATGCCCAATTTTCGAGCGAAACCGGAGATTAAAGGGGGTGTATTAGGACGGGAAGCCGGATAAGAGACAGCGATATTATAGACGCGCTTTTGCAATGCCCGACGCAGCGACAAGCGGCGAAACGCTTAGGATGCACAGAGGACACGATCAGCAAGCGAAAGCGAAACCCGGAGTTTATGAAAGCGTACAACGCACAGCGTATGGAACTTATCACTTCCGCGCGGGATATGCTTCAAAGTTCAACGTGTAACGCTATCGCTACTATGGCGGAAATAGTTATGAATACCGAAGCATCGCCGCAAGTACGGCTTAACGCTGCGGATGCAATCTTGCGCCATAGTACGAAGTATACAGAGATCGGGGACGTTTTGGAGCGCATAAAGGCGCTTGAGGCGAGCAATGAGGAATGACATAGAAAAGCGTCTTGCAGCTCTCGAAGCATCAAAGAAGATCGCCGACGAGCTGAAAGAGCGGGCAGCGCAGCGGGACATAACGCAGCATATAGCCCCGGTATACGTCCCTCTCCATGAGGATATACAGGCGCAGCGGCACAGCATATACAATCTTCCGGGCGGTCGCGGTTCCGGTAAATCCTCCGTTGTTTCTCTGGAAATCGTAGACGGCATAATGAAAGACAGCACGGCGAGCGGTATTTGCTTCCGGCGTGTCGGCGCTACGCTGCGGGAAAGCGTCTTTGCACAGATCGAATGGGCGATAGATACGCTTGATGCTTCGGATTTATGGACGCTTACCACAAGCCCCATGAGAGCGACGTACAAGCCCACGGGACAGGCGATTATCTTTCGCGGTCTGGATGAGGCCACAAAGCTAAAATCAATCAGAGCGCCGGGAAGGACATTTTTCAGGTTTGTCTGGTTTGAAGAGGCTTGCGAGCTTCCGGGAGAAAGAACGCTGCGAAACGTTACACAGTCGGTACAGCGCGGCGGAAAGGTGTTTACCATCTTCCGCACGTTTAACCCGCCGATAAGCCTTAACAATTGGATGAATCGGCTCGTAAACGTGCCGGATGATCGAGCCTTGACCGTGCGCACAGACTATACCATGATGCCCCCGGAATGGCTCGGCGAGGCGTTCATAGAGGAAGCCGAACACCTGAAAGCCGTTAACCTTGACGCATACCGACATGAATACATGGGCGAGCCGATAGGCGCGGGCGGCGAGGTATTCCCCAATGTCACAGTACGGACGATCACGGATGAAGAGATCGCCGGAATGGGATACTTCTATGACGGTGTTGATTTTGGCTTTACGATAGACCCCGCTTGTTATATCCGCGTGAGCTATAACCGAAAGACGGAAGAGCTTTATTTGCTGGATGAGATATACAAGCGGCGCTTGCGTAATTCAGAGCTTGCGGAGCTGATGCGGGGAAAGTATAAAGCATGGTCTAAGGTTATGCCGCTTACCGATGGCGAAATGGTGGCTTTTTGCGACAGCGCAGAGCCGAAAAGCATAGTTGATCTACGTGCAAACGGCATAAATGCAAGAGCGACATATAAGCGCCCGGACGCCGTGCGATACCGTATAAATTGGCTCCAACACCGGAAGATCATCATTGACCCGGCACGCACTCCGAACGCCTATAGAGAGTTTACGGAGTACGAATACACGACGGACAAGGACGGCAATATTACCGGAGAACTGCCCGACGCGAACAACCACACCATAGACGCCGTAGCGTACAGCCTTACGCCGGTTATATGGAATTACGCGGGGGAAGCCGGAATAGACAACAGGCCGAGACCGGCGAGACCGCTTGAATGATTGGGGGGTGAAACAATGTGCTATGTAACGATCAAGTGCCATAACTGCGGGGCGGCGTCAACGCTCTATGACGGTATGGCGGCAAGGTGTCCCCATTGCGGGGCAACCATCCCGGAGAAAGCCGCCGGGAAGCTCGAAAACCTTTTAGGGTGTGCGCGGGAGATCGACAAGGATTTACGCAGCGCCGCCGAACAGGGCGCAGAGCTTTTCACGGTGGAAGTAAGAAACTTTCATGTACCAGCGCACAAATCGAAATGGTGAAAGGACATTGACCCATGAGCAAGCCCCGCTTTCGCTGGTGGGGTTACATGAAATCCGCAATTAGAGCATACCCGGAGCTTTGCGACAAGCTCCAAACGATGAAGAATCAGAGCATAACCCCGAATTACAGTTTTTCAGCCGGAGGCGGCGGAGCGTCCAGAACGGCAGAGGCGGCGGCGCTGCGCGAGCTGACGGGCATTGAAGCCGTAGAGTATGACGCGGTACGGCGGGCCATAGAGAACACCGGAAAGCTCAAAAACGGAGCGGAACGGCAAGCCCTTATTGACATGGTTTTCTTTAAGCAAAGCCACTCATTAGAGGGCGCGGCTATGGCGCTTTTCGTATCGTATCAGACGGCCAAACGCTGGCACAATGATTTTATTCTGGAAGCCGGTAAATGCTACGGCTTGTTAGACGGTAATTTTCGGAGGTATGCGCAATGAATGAATTTATGGAAGCCCTATGCAAAGACGATCTTTCCAAACTCCGGTATTACGAACGGCGCATAGCCGAGATACCGGACGAGATCGCAGAGGAACAGGCACGGTTAACGTCTATCAAAAGCTCAACGACCGGCTCGACACCGGTACAGGGCGGCGGGAACAAGCGCGAGGAATGGCTTGTATCAGCTCTCGACCGGATAGAGAGACTAAAGGCTGATTTACGCTATTTTGAGGGCAAAGTACGGCTTGCATACCGGGCGCTTGATACGCTCGACCCGGAAGATCAGCGTATCCTTGTTGTGCTGTATGTAGATAAGCTGAAACGCGGCGCGGATGTCCTTATGGATGAGCTTGAGATAGATACCCGTACCGTATGGCGCAAACGTGCGGGCGCATTGCAGGACTACTGTACCGCACGGTATACGAACATTGGGAAATAGGAGAGTGAAAAAACATGGTTACATTTCCGGCATTTTGGGGCGGCGTTATTGCAACGCTAGCTTGTGAATTTGCGGTGCTGCTTGCGTATGCTGTACTACAAAGACAGAAATAAACCCGCAAGGTGGAAAGGCGGAGAAAAATATGGCTGATTCTGTTTTTATCGGGCAGAGCGCGGCGGGCTTTACAACCACGCCGGAACTGCCCAAATATACCAAAGTCCGTATTAACGTGGATGATGAAACGTGCTATGAAGCCGGGAGCGGGGATAATGTCTTAGAGCTTGAATGCCCGTGGGGCTCTCAGCAGATGGCAAAAGACATCTTAGAGAGCATCGGGGGGTTTGTCTATCGACCGTATGACACGGAATGGGCGAAGCTCGACCCTGCGGCGGAGCTTGGCGACGGCGTTACCATCAACGGCGTTTTCTCCGGCATCTATGTCAATGAGACCAATTTCTCAACGCTGATGGCGGCGCGTATCTCCGCGCCGCAGGAGAACGCTGTTGACCATGAGTACCCCTATAAATCCCCGACCGACCGGAAGACCACCCGGCAGTTTGCCGAGACGCGGGCAAGCCTTAGAGTTAATGCCGCGAGCATTCAGGCGGAGGTCACGGCAAGAGAAACGAGCGAAGCGGAAATGCGGGCGGCTTTGGAACTGCACGCGCAGGAGATCGCCGCGAGAGTGACGAAGACCGGCGGCAATTCCGCCTCTTTTGGTTGGTCTTTGACGGCGGACGGGTTTGTGCTGGAAAGCTCCGGGCAGGAAGTGTTCAGGGCAACGAAAGACGGTGTAGACATCACCGGCAAGATAACGGCAACGTCCGGATTCATCGGCAGCAAGGATAGCGGGTTTACCATCACACAGAATGCCATCTATAACAAGCTGTCGGAGCTGTACGGGACGGTGGACGGCGTGTACATCGGCGCGGACGGTATAGCCCTCGGCGGCGGTAAATTCCGCGTAAACAGCAACGGGCAGCTATACGCAACGGACGGCACGTTTACCGGGAATGTGTTTGCAAATCGCATTCAAACCGGCACGCTAAATGGAGAGTATGCGGGATACATATCCGGCGATCAGATAGGCGGAGGCACAATAACCTCGGCCAATACAAATAGCTGGATAAATACCGGCCTCGCCAATGCATACGACTTCGCGGAATTTATAGCCGGAAACTTAGGAGCATCATACGCAACGATAAATAATCTAAAAGTGCCGTTAACGATTAAATATAAAGATTATTCCGTTGTATGGAAATATGTAAAACTCGGAGACGGTACATACGCGTGGGTTTTAACGAGAGGATAATAAAATGATATTTGCAAATGACAGAGCGTTTAATTGTTCTTTTTTCGGAATAAGTACCGCAGGGAATATGCATATAGTTATTACAGGATCAACGGTCGTTGAGATTGCCGACTTCTTTTCAAGGAAAACGAACTTAGAAAAGATCTGTTATGAAAGCAACGGGGAATCTTACGAGTATACAGGTTTTATAAAACTTGTAAGCATTTCCGCTCAGAATGACGGAATCCGCGTAACGCTTCGTCGGCTTTTTGCCGGGGAGGAATAAGAGAAGAAGCGGGGCATATTGCCCCGCTTCTACGTATCAAAAGTTGGTATTAAAAATCCCCGGTATCAAACGATACCGGGGGACGCTGGAAAGGATGAAACCCGCACAAATAGTATACCGCACTTTCCGGGAAAATGCAATAGATAAAAAACCCCTCCGGCATCCTAAGACACCGGAGGGTAAAAGAAGGAGGCCACCCGCCGTACTCGATCTATCGACTACTACACGCCCATATTATACCGCACACCGGGCGATAATGCAAGACTTATTTATACACTTTTTTCTTTCTGTATAAATAAATTATCTGCGGGCGTTTGATAGCATTTGCAAGCATCTGTATACAATTGCTTGCAGATTGCCGCATATTTCCGGGGGAAAGGGAAACCGGCGCAGAGCCGAAGCCCTACGCCGGTATTTACGCTCAATCTTCTGTTAACCCCATACGGAAGCATGGGAAACGGTTTCCCCGCTATCGTATTCTTTGCGAGCTGCGGAGATCGCCGCTATATCGTCGGGCGTAGCAATATCATCCGAAACAAAGCGCCGGACGATCTCAAGCAAAAGCGCCTGTTCTGCCTCTGGCAGATAGTCTATCATGTGGTTTAACTGATCTCTTACCGGTGACATTCTTTACACCCCCTTGTAAACTTCACCACGCGGAGCAATCTTTTCTATCAACAGCACACCGGACGCAGGGAAAGAAAACAGGATGCGCCAATATCCGACACGCAGCCGGTATGAGCCTGGATACCCTTGTAACGGCTTTATATCGCCCTCCGGTATCTTCTCTATTGCCGTTCGTATACGCTGCTTTGTCGGCCTGTCCATCCCGGCTATAGCTTTTACGGCTCGCTTGGAGTATTGAATATCCATTTGTATTCCCCCATCCGTGTAAGCCTATTATATGCGGAAAGTAAGCTGATTTCAATAACTTTTTATGAACGGGGCGCAGAGCTGCGATTTGTACCCATTCGCTGCGATTGGCAACGATTCGCAGCCGTCCGGGGGCGTTCGGGGGCGTTCGGGGGCGAAAGCGAAAAAAGCCAACGGTTTTTTAAGAAAGCCAAATAACCCACGGCTTTACGTTAATGTATCGTTAACGAACGATAACGTTTGCAGGAATCCGCAAAATGTAAGCAGAAAACGAAAAAATGTTTGCATTTATTCCCTTTGTGCTTGCAGATTCGGAGGAAATGCAGACGGGATTATTATAGGAGGACATTATGAAGCTGACAGTCTGATATGACAAGCCGTTTTAGCCCTGCTCCCGCGCCGGATTCATGCCCATCTTCAAAAGCACCGTGTCCCGCTTGATCGTTTCGGCAATGGCTCGGCGTATAAAATCCTCCGTAGTCTCGCCGGTACGCTCTGTATGCGCGTTTATCCGCTCGGCGTCCTCCAACACTGCCATAGCCGGAAAATCGCTCACGGCGCATTGTGGCGCGTCCTGCGGTGAAAGGGCGCTATCTATAGCGGCGTTTATAAAGCCGTTCATGCTCTCACCCTGCGCCGCTGCGCGTTCCCGTATCGCGTCCTTGCGTCCTCTCGGCATTGCTACGGATACCCGGTCAAGGTTTGCCGCGTCCCATTTCTGGGCGCTCTTCTTTTGCGCCTCGCTGTATTTGCTCTCTGTCATTGGCTGCTCCTCTCTGGTGGGGGGCGCTTTTTTGTTGCCCGTCCCGCTCCTGCCCCTCTATTATAGCACATTTGACATCTACTTAACAAGTAGAAAAGGGCTAAAATCATCTACTTATTAAGTAGAAAATGCCCCATTTTAGGCATATACTTATTAAGTAGATGCGCCGCAGATCGGGGAATAAAAAAGAGCGGGCGCAGTTTTGCACCCGCTTATATTTATTTTCCGCAATAATCCGGCGCGGGGTCTGGTGGCTCTATTACCTCGATATTCGGATTTCGTTCAGGAATCGGCAAGCCGAGAGCAGATGCAGCGGAAACGATAGCCGCGTATTTTTCCGGTTTCTTCTCTTGCCATCGGTAAAAGGTCGAAATGGATTTAGGGCAAATATCCGGCAGTGCGTTTCTTATCCTGTCATACATCTTGCCGTTTTCGTTCATTCTTTTTTCTGTCTCGATTTTTATGTAACTGCTTGCGTATGCGTCCTTGTCTGCTTTTGTCCTGTCATCAACAAAAGGGCGCCAGCTCGCGGCCAGAGCGTCAACGTCCTCCCACCGATATTGCATGGTGCTTAAACCGCGAACAAATGGGAAAAAGGACGCTCCGCCATAAGGCGGAATAACTGCACCCTGCCGCTTTATAAACGCCGGAAGAATGGGGAAATCCCTGTCTTTTCCGGTGATGCTGTATACACGACCTTGATACTTCGCAACCGTTCCGCATTGACCGCCGTTATATGAAAGCTCTATTAAATCCGTTCCAATAAATTCGCATTTCTTCAACGTCTCTCTAAACTGTGCAAGCGTCTTGTCCTCCGGGGACGGTACGTTATCATGAATCCAATTTACCCAACGTTCGGCGAGATTGTACCGTCCATCACGTTCCAGCCAGTCAGATATACGGAAATAGTCCTCGTAATTCCATTCCCGTGTTGAGTGCGCCATAAGATACGTTGCCATGCCCAAACAGGCATAGCAAAGATCATTGTTACCGGCATTTTTATAGCCGGATGCCCTCATCTTCAAAACATATTCAAGATAGCCGGTAACGCCCAGCTCTTCACTTATAGCGTTTTTACTGTATTTGCCATAACTCGGAATTGCGATTGAATAAATAGATTCCTTGTTCGTGAGATCGTATTTCTTGCCGTCTGATATGATCGTATTCGCCCCATAGATAATATCTCGCCGGTCGTAATACTTCCCCAATATCGGCGGGAAAGTGCCTATACAGCGGCCATGAAGAAACAAAACAGTATATTCCATAATTTCCCCTCCATTTTTATTATTTTTCTATTGACTTTTGAGCGTGCATAAAGTATAATTTATGTGCGCTCAAAAGTGAGGTGATGACATGAGCCCACGCACCGGACGGCCAAAGACGGAGAACCCTATAAATATCCGTACTTCTGTTAGGCTGGACGCAGAGACAGACAGAAAACTGAATGACTACTGCGAAAAGCACGGCATAACAAAAGGTGAAGCGATAAGAAAAGGCGTTCATTTGCTTCTGGCCGAGAAATAAAGAAATCCCCCGCGCTGCTGATCTTGGCGGAACGGACAGCACGGGAGACCCGAACCCGACCTTTTGCAAGGGGGGCATAAATCATTTTACTATGCCCTCTTTCAAAGGTCAAGAACTATTTGAAAGGGGGCTTATTCTATGCCCGAAAAGCAAGACATGATTCACCTGTCCGCGCTTCCGGTATTCGAGTACCGGGGGCAGATCGTGACAAACAGCCGGGACGTTGCCGCTTTGATCGGCAGACAGCACGCGCACGTTATGCGGACGATTGGTACGATGTACAAGCATCTTAGCCAATCCAATTTTGGATTGGCGGATTTCTTCATTCCGGCAACGTACACGGACGAACAAGGCAAGCCCCGCCCGTGCTACTACCTTACGCAGATGGGCTGCGAGATGGTAGCCAACAAGCAGACGGGCGCGGCGGGTACTCTGTTCACGGCGCAGTATGTGAAAGCGTTCCACGCTATGAAAGAATTTATCATGGAGCGCAACAGCCCGATATGGCAGGATACGCGAGCGCTTACAAAGGCGGTACGCAAGCAGGAGACGGACGCGATACGCGAGCTTGTAGAGTACGCCACGGGGCAAGGCTCAAAGCACGCGGTACGGTATTATACGTCGATCTCCCGCATAGCGAACAAGGCCGCGGGAATCACGGACAGAGACCGCGCCCACGTCGAAGAGCTGACGGCGTTAATGCCCATTGAGCGCGTCATAGCGGAAGAGATACGCGCCGGAATAGCGGCGGGAAAGCCTTACAAGGAAATCTATACCGCCATACAGCAGCGTCTATTGACGTTCGGAGAGATCACCGGCACGTCTACGCTTTGTTTAACGCCACACAACGCGCCACACGGCGCTTTTGCGGTCGGGGAATGCACAGACATTACCGAGACCGCAGAACGCGAATAAAGGGGCGTGAGAGCGTGATACGGATTACAAAAATAGAATCCCTGTTAGGGGATGCGGATATTCATTACGTCCGGCAGCGGAACGCGGACACGGTCGCGGGTCTGGAAGCTCTCACGGAGCGGATGGATGATCGTACATACACGGAGCTTATGGACGTACTGAACGAAGCAGAGGGCGAGGCATTCCGGGACGGTATCGAGCTGGGGCGCGTGTATCAAGCATCCGGCGTCGGCTCTTATGCGGATTTCAAAAACAAAGTCCGGGAGCTGCTGGAAGAATGCCCGCCGGACGATATAAGCGAGGACTTAGCTAAATTCTTGATGGATGGTGAAGAAGATGGGGTATGAAATCGTTTTTGTTCTGCCGCTGCTGCTTGTGGTGCTGGCATCTATGGTGATGTGCTTTGTTAGCATCCTTGCACAACGGAACGGGGCGGGCGATAAGACCGCGGCGGACTGTGAAAGGGTCGCGTTTGCTATCGGCGGCGCGCTTTTCAACGTCTTATTTCAGTTTATTTTGATTCTGCTGGTAAACCTTGCGAACAAATTTTGAAAGGGAGTTTACGAAAATGAATGATATGACGATTCAATACATAAGCCCACGCATTGGGGATATTTATAAGACGTTTGTGGATGAAAAGCGGAAATCCGGTTTTTCTACGGAGAAGATCAGCGAGCTTTCCGGTGTTCCGTACAACTTCCTTACAAGGTTCCTTGTCGGTCAAGTTGTCAACCCGTCGTTTGAGTATGTGGCCACGCTCTGCGCGTTCTTTAGCCTGTCGCTTGACACTCTGGCCGGTTTGGTGCAGGACGGCGCGGAAGCGGCTCCCGGAAGTCTTGAAAACGTTCTTGAAAGCAAGATTCACGCGCTCGAACTCGACAAAGCGAAACTTGCCGGAGAGAATGCCCGGCTTGAATCATTCAATCAACAGCTTTTGCAGATCGTAGGGGGTGCGAGAGCATGACGGACACACGGAAAGAGCTTGCAGACATGATCGGCAGCATGAGCAAAGAGCAGTTTACGCAGTTTTTCATAAAGGCGCTACAAGACCCGGAGACGCGGGCGGCGGTCGTTGACATTCTGGAAAAGGCCGGACTACTTGAAATAGAGAAAGAAGCGCGGGCAGGGGGTAAACAGCAATGACAGACGAACGGAAAGAGCTTGTGGAAATGATTTGCGCCATGAACGATGAGCAATTCGCATGGTTTTGCGAAAAGGTCATGGAAGTGCTTACACCAGACGAGCGCGATTTTTACGAAAAAACCTGCAAGGTTGGCGGCTGATGTGCGCCAAACGTGCGCCACGCCAAAAACGGGGCGCACGTTTTAGCATCCTTTTTCAATGGTTTTCGGTCAATACGGCGGCTTTGCGCATTTATCTTTATCCATATTTAACGGTTGACAATCTTCAAAACCGAAATATATAATATGTGAAACCATGTTCAACCGTGTGCATCGGTGTGCAATTCTCAC